GGGTTTTGCCACCCGAATACTCGCGTACATGTTAGACTCCTTGGTCCGTGTTACAAGACGGGTCGATTGACGCCATTTCGTCAGCATCCCTAACGAGCTGAAGATTGCCATTAGGCGCACTATCCCAGGCAGATCCGAACGAAAACAAACCTATATTATGCTTTCTTTTCAATTACAATCATATAGATCCAAACTATTCATCCATCCCCTCCTTTCGCTTGCTAACAATATTGGTATTATATATATCTGTATCGTTGGCTTGTTGTTTAATAGAAATATCATACACAAAATCGGTATAATCAAAAGAACTATCAACTCCATTATCTTTAAGTTGCTCTTGCAACTGGACAACGGCTTCTTTACCATGATGAGCCATAAATCTTAACGAATTATCTACTAAGTCCCGTTTTATGCGCTCATCTTGCATATTACGTTTATCTATCCATTGCAACTCTCTAATTGCAACGTCTTTTGGCATAGGACAATATATATTCTGCCCCTTTTCTACGAACATAGATTTTAAAAACGTCAACTCTTCAATTCGTTCGCATGGTACCAAGTTTGCAGTTTTATTAGCCGAAGTGACCCTATACCCAAGATCACCACAAACATCGGCTATAGTACACCTATTAAAATACTGAAGAGTGGTGTTATCTGCAACACAAATAACATCATCACCATAGGTTATAAGTGCAACATCACGCTCAAAATCACGTAATGTTTCTGGCAGACACATAATGCGTCTTCCATTTAGATAAGAAACTAATATTAACCAAACATTGGTTATTGAATTAAAAACATCAGTCATAGGATTACCAGATTTATTCCCTTGTTCTGTAAACATAAGATGATCACCAACTACAACACAACTATTTTGCAATATATGCAACAATGCGTGCCTAACAACGTTCTGATCTTTATAATATTCATCTACAACTTCCCTAAAAAAATCAAACGCTTGAGTTGAAACTGACCCATCATAATTTGAATAGTCAATATCAAAACCTCTCGATCCTTTAACCCTTAATTGATTCAAAACATTCTTCCACGCTGCCTCCTTATCTATACCAATAGCAGAACATGAAAAAGTCCCTGGATTGCTTTTAATCCAATCCAGAAACCGACCAAAATATTTGCGCACTAGTAAAGAAAATTCTAAGGGAGGCTGTTCAAAAACTCGCGTTTTACCCTGAATAACCTTCTCAATACTACGCAATTCATCTTTAAGAGTTGCCACCCACAATAAATCAGGTTCAATAACACCCAACTCGCATTGCTTTTCTATAAACTCATAACGCTGAATAAACGTCATATCATATATGGGTATAACACGCGTTCTTGCTACATCAGTAAATTCACGAACCTCGTTCTTCAAGGCCACAATTTCCTTCTTTCCATCCTTAAACCATTTACTTATATAACCACAACTAGTATTCAAAACAAGCGGTTGCATAACACTCGTACCATTCAACACCTCATACTCACTCAATAAACTCACATCCCGATCTTGATTAAATTTAGCAACATACCACTTAACACACTTACGTTGCTCAACAAGAGAAACAAATTTATTAGCTAATGGTGCTTGCTTTTGTGCATTACTATACAAGGCATGACGCCCAGGACGTACACCCTTCCATGAAGGCATATATCCATCAACCCAATCAGGATGACACAACCATTTACGTTTGTCAGTGTTACTAGGCGTAAAGCTTCTAACAACATGATCTTTAATCTTAACTTCACTTTCAACATGGATGTCTGAATCAAAAAATTTGTTAAGAATACGACTACCTTGTAAATACCCATTTTCAACCAAAGGCCTAACCTTAACACAGTCAATTGATTGCAAAGCCTCATCTATAAATTCCAATATAAGAGGAGTAGCACCAAGTGGAGATTGACGACCACCTATAATAGCACTATGCATCGCAACCAGCGGCTTATTTTCACGCAAATCACGCACAAAGTATGGCCTACCACAATCACCAGCTTTAGTTCGTTCCTCTGTACTAGACTTAACGTATAACATAGGGAACACTACTTTCCCATTTGTATAATAGTCCTCCGTAAAATCGACTAACTTTCCACCCAAAATAACTGGTATATCATCCACCACTTCAGAATCCATTACATCCGCTGGTAACTCCCGACCATTAATAACGCTCATAAACTCCTTAAGCGAAGGAATAAATTGACGAATCTTTGGACTCCCATTGATATTAGCATTATGAAAATAAACAACACGTAAATCCAGCAGATCTCCTCCTTGTATTTTCCCATGCGTTTGAACTTGAGCACTATTATTATCAGTAAATTCAACTTTAATCCAACCCACATTCTCATTCCGAGTGTTAATTTTCTCAATTTGCACAATCACATCCATACCACTTTTCCTTTTATCTTGTAGCGATAGATAAAAGTGGTTCGGAACGAGTGCAGCTTTACCTTCAAACATCATACAATACATACCACCAACAACGATTTCTCGCTCCTGGTCCCATATACGTATGACACGTACACAGCGTCTAACTTTATTCTTCTTATCATCCAAACCTTGGAGCAAACCCTTACTCGGTTTAGCTCTGGGCTTTACCCTCACTTTTGATGAACCATCATATTGGGTCCCCTGCATAAGACCTGATAAGCCCTTAACAAACATCTTAATACCATAATATAAAGCCGTCAATATACCACCTACTCCAACAATACCAACACAACACTTGATAATTCCTGCCCAACTACGAGTAGGCTCAAGTGATGCATAAATCGCTTGCAAAGCCACAACAGGGCCACATCCTGTAAATTTATCCCATTCCATACAGTTATACATATCAAAACCTATCGACTTGGTAATTTTAGGGTCTAGACGACTGATATCATCTAAATGACTCTCTCTCCAGGTTAAACCTGTATAACATGAATCACTATCAAGATCCTTATTTATAATACTCTGGTGTACGTTCCATACAATGCGTGATACTTCATCGTACCATGCACCATCTGGTTCAAGCGCATCAAAGAAAACATCCTGACCAAAATCATTACCTTGACATACACCACTTAATACTGATTTAAAACCATCATAATGAAGAGATTTATCCTTATAATCATTGGCAATACCACTTATAAAGGTAGACCAAGAAACTCGATCTCCCACCTGCCCTCTATTAACATTAATCCTTTGAAAAGTCCACACCTTATCAACCGCACCATTGACATCAGCACGCATACGAGGTTCTGGCAAAGCATGTAACAGACCACAAAATTTAGCAACCGGAGCATCACACATCGATGTCACCAAAACCGCATGATCCTCAAATCGCGTACACAAGGCAGCAGGATAAGTTAATCCATGTACTGAAGCAAAATCCTTAGTATTGGAAGACACAGCAACAAACTTTGACTTAAAATATGTTCCCTTATCCTCCAATGCAGCCATGTTCGGAATATAAGAGGTTGATGAAATCATGTTTATAGCTTCCTCCGCATCTTTAGCCTCAACAGTCTTTAAAAAATCATCAATGTACGCTATCAACTGTTGCCGATACCCGTCATAAAAATTAGCATCAGGACCTGTAGGTTTAGACCAAACTTGTTGTTGGGCTTCATACATATCACTTGCAAGACCAAGTTCACACAGTAAACTACCTGCTAAAATCTGACCCGCCAAGAAAGATTTCCCAACCTTACTATCACCCACCAACGCAATTCCCACTGGTGGTGTTCGTGATACGTATTCAACCTTACTTGCCATTGTAGACCACTTCATAACAATATCTGAACTTTTAATGGCTTCAGGTTGAACACGAGTATTTAACCCACTAAATTTTTTAATTCGTACTGCCCGAACAACCAAATCTTCCAACTTAGTTCTCACGGCAGCATTCATTATAGTTTGTGGAGTAAATGCATTAACCATTTGACACTCATTAACTTCCTGAATGAAACAACTAAGCTCTTGCTTTGATATCTGTAAATACTCAGCACCAAACCCAGTCCCTTCAAACAGGACCTCTATAAAATACATAACTATATCACAAAGAGCCCCCGCAAAGCTATTCCTTCCTGACCATATATTGGTTACTTTAACGGTAACCTCTTCTCGAAAAGATCGAGTCATTAAATAATCAATACCAGATTTAAAACTACGAAATATATCAGAACAACACACCTTCCCAAACATAGCAACACATAATGAACTTAACAATGGTACGGTATACTTATTATCATAACCTTGAAATGAACTACGGGAGGAAATAAATTTATTAAGTTGGTTCATAAATTCCTTCCCGTAATTGCACGTAAAATCTAATAATAAGGACGCCTGGGCCATAATTGACCCCACTCCACCATTAACGATGGAATATACTTTTGTTATACAGTCTAAAGCAAACCGCAAAGTCTTCTCTAAATACGAAAATATGGAGACAAACGAACTATCTGCAATAGCACTAGCCCCGTTGCGCAATGATGTTAACAACGATTCTAAATTTTGGAAAACCCCCGCTTCAATAGCATTATTAACGCCACTCGTTAACTTATTAACACCACTCATACACTCTGCAAACTTCTTACGTTCATCATCAAACATCTGAAACTTACTGAGCTCCGGGCCAGGATTAGCTTCAACACCCTCCGTAGTTAAATCCTTAACAAAAGAACTTTCTATATCTTTCAAACCAAACACATCTTTCATCTGAAATAATCCACCCGGAATCCTAGTCTGCCCAAGCGTTACAGGGAAATATACCATAAAGTCATCAGCTACACTGTGCCATAAATACGACCGATAAGTTGAATAGCGCCATCTGGATCATTTGGGCTAGCAGCAATGGAGAATCCAATATTCAACTGTGGCCAACCAGTCTTATAACCTCCACTAGTTGCTTGCCCAAACGCATAAGCTACCATTGGATAACGTCTATAATAAGGCACCTCCAACACATGTTGTTGCTCCTTCGCTACTGACCATTGCGTCGCACCACTAAACGTTGTAGATAAATTTATATGCAAGAAAGTAATGCCAGTTGTGGTAGGAATTGGAACTAATTCCTTCGACCAATCAGGTGTACTAAACCCTGTAACATTTAAACTAACACCAGTGTCAGTAGACACATGAAATCTATTGCCACCATTAGCTGCCAAATACGTAGCTAAAACAATCATATGCTCCCTTCCCATAAATGCTGGAACTTGATAAAAAACGCCATATTCAAATAACGATGCATCAGTAGTATTCGCTAAAGCCGTAGCACCAGCAAAATTTGGCCTCCGCAACAGGAATAACACATTGTCATGTTCTTGCTTCAAGTAACCATTTTGTGGACGTGTGGCGAATTTATAGGCAACTTGTTGCGTACTAACTTCTCTTGCAGTATCAGAAACTTCCTCCATTTGAAAAGCTCCTGTTACAAGACCTCCAACCTTTTTCTTAACGGCAATATGTGGATTAAGAGCTTGTAACCATATTGAAAAATTAAGAGTCTGGGAGGCACTAGCAGTAGCTTGTAATCTATTCCACACAACTACTTTCAGGACCCCATAATTAGTTTGACCCGTTCGTAACATTCGGGACATTGCAGAAAATGGTATGTCAATAGAAACCGACGTTTCAGACGCCACATTCAAAATAGCATGTGGTAATTGAGTTAAAGAATTAAGACCAATATAATTTGCATCCGCCAGCCCTAATTCCAGAGGAACCCACACTAACATGAGCGCCCCTTGGTGAAAAAGTGTTGGATTTATACGCAACGTTGCCTTCATATCCATTCGGAAAAATTCATGATAATCACTCAGACCAAAGGTAGCAACATCTGGTTGGAAAAGAGCCGAAGGTAAAGCCAAAACAGATATAGAATCAAAAATGCTTGCTGAAGTTGCAAACGATTGCGCAGCAGATATCAAATATTCTCGAGTTAAAACATTTTGTGAATCAGCAGTAACGACATTTGCCGATATGGCTGCATTCGCTAAATTAGAAGCAGCTAAACCTTGCTGCGGTAATTTATGCACGGTTTCCTTAACATTTGTTTTAACAACCTCCTCATTCATTTGAAATGACCCATTTAAATAGAATTGTACTCCAGCTGGAACTTGTCTTGGCACTTTAAACTCAAAATCGTCAAGTGCCGAAATGTAAACATTTACATCAATATTAGTGGCAACCGACCCATTAACAGCAAGTGCATTCTGCACAAATATATTAAAAATACCCAGAGTCTGGGTAATGGTGGGTATCACATTACTATGATTTCGCACATCCAAATAATCAGCACTTGAAACATAAGGTATGTCCAATGAAGTCCTATTATTAAACCCCAAATCCAGGGTAGCGGATGTACAATTTCTTGCTTGACTAAAAGTCATAGCACTCAAATTAGGATTAAAAGCCACATATAATTGACCTTGATGAAATCGTGTTGACATACATTCAACTGTAAAACGTAATCCACCACGCCAGTAATTATACAAATAACCAAAATACGACAAAGGAGTATTATCCACTACTACACCTGTAGTTGTATACGTTTGCATAGGATCAACACTATACTGTTCTAGTAGAGAACCTCCCACCAAAGTAGTATTCCAAGTTAAAACAGCAATTCGTGTAGGAATCTTAGCTCTCTCCGGAATACTCAATAAACGCATACTTTCCGCAAAAGTACTAGACATTAAATCTGATTGTTCCAATACTTCATCATCATCACGCAACGCAAGACTTGCAACTTCCTTTGGCAAGTTACAAGTTGAATAATCACCTGCTACGGAGGACACCACATGTGGTGTATCCTTAATACCCGGCGAGGGAAACAACGCCTTCGCTACGTTCCCTATTATGGGTAACATTGCACCAATCTTACTAACTAATTGCTCCTCCATCTGAAAACAACCATTAACAATTATATCATTATCACACTCATTAACCATAAATATTTCATCAATGGTTATCTTATTATTATCTATATCAACCAAAAATAATTCACCGTCATTAATCATATCAATAATCTTTTGATTTCTATCATCAATAAACAGCGGACTTTGGTAAAGCGCAGTGAGATATTCGTTAGTTGTAGCCATAATAAAAGTTTTTCCGACGTCCGTCTTTTAACGTCCCGGAATAGACGACTTTACCCAAGCAGGGGCAGGTTCCTTAGGTATGAGCCTACAAATATAACCGATCCTCCAGCGATCAAACCGCTACGTT